CTCCTGGTGAACTATCATTCCCACCATCTGATTCATCTCTAACTCTAGTTGTAGGTGTGGTTGGTGTATCATCTGTTGGTGGTTTTGTTTCTTCTTTATATTCAGTATATCCTGCTGGTATAGGATAAATAGGTTTACCATTTACAAAAGGTATATATAATTCTTCGCCTTGTTCATTTGTATATCTTCTTGTTTCAGTTTTTTGTAACTGACCAAACTCTGCACCTATATAATCTCTAAATGATATTGGCTCTTGATAGGAAGGTGGAGTATATGTAGGTGTTCTATATTGTTGAGCAAAGGGTATACTTACAGTCTGTTGAGGTGTAGCAAAAGAAGATTGTATCTGTTGCTGTCCTTGGGCAGGAGTAAATTGTACACCTTGAGTTTGGGGTCTTTGATAGCCTGGAACATTACTAGGTTGTAATACTTGAGGTGCTTGTATAATAGGTGCTTGTACCATACCACCTTCTTGAAATTGTGGTTTAAATGGTAAATCATCAGACATAATAGCTTGGTCTGAATTTCCCATTTGACCCATTTGCTCCATGGTTTTTAAACCACCTTTAGCTTGTTGCCTTAACTTCATTAGTTTTTCTAAACCATGATATCTAACAACATCTGCAGGTAACACAAACTCACCTTCACTTAACTGTGCAGGTATATCATCTCTAACTTCTTTTTGAGTAGAACCAATAGGTACTTGATTTTTTGATATAGGGTCTGTTGTATCTCCTTGGTCTTTTAAACCACCGAGTTCAAACATTTCCATTTGTGTATTTATAGGTTTTTTAGCCATTGTCTTTATTTACCTCATCTCTCAAATATTTTAGTCTACGTAAAGCTGCTATTGCACCTTGAGTTCTATATACAACAACTGTATCTTCTGTTTGCTCTATAGCTTTATGATGTTGTTCTATTAAAGCATCTAAGTACTTATTGAGTTGGTGCTGGTGGCTGACTAGGGGTTTGAGGTTGCCCAGTATTTGCTTGTCCATTTCCGCTAAATCCTTGTTCATTTGGTTGAGGTGCTTGACCTGTTCCTATTGTTCCTCCACCTGCTCCTGTAGGGTCCATTGGATTTGCTCCTGCTGGAGCTTGTCCTTGAGGAGGTGGTGGTCCTTGAAATTGTTTTAATAACTCTGCTTGTAAAACAGCTTCATCCATATTGTTTGTAACTTTTGAAGGGTCTAAATCCATAGCCTTTGCTATTTCTCTAATAATATAATTAAACTTTGCAAATGGAGCAAGAGAAGGATTAGATGCAGTTTGTAAAAATTGCATTAATCTTTGACTACGCACTTCATTAGCCATAAGACTTTCTGTTCCACGTGCATGTACTTCCAAGTCACCCTTTATTTCAGGATTAAAATTAAATTGCATATTAAATCTAAACAAACCTTCACCTAGAGGTTTAAGTAAATAGTCATCTACATTTTTAATAACTGTTTTAATACTGCCACTTGCTGCGTTCATTAACATAGATATGCCTGACGCAGTTCTACCTACACCTGAAACACCTGTTTGTCCGTGAGAAAAAGATGGAAGTCCTGTGCTTTCATCTGCTAATTGTCTAGCTTTATCAAACAACTGTAAGTTTTCTTGTGAAACATTTGGAAACTTTGTACCAAATATTGCTTGACCTGGTGCACCACCTTGTCTTCTAAATATTTTGCCAGGATATACAGATAAGTCTTGACCTGGAACTAAATTAGTTTCATCTACTTCTATAAGTAAATTACCTGATAAAACAGCATTATCAACAGCCATTCTCATAAAACCATTCATAAGAGTTTGTGTATCATCCATGTTTTCCGCTAAACCAATACCGAAAAAAGAATATGGATTTAATTCATAGGGTGCTGCCATGTAAGGTATCTTAGCAGGTTTAAATGGATTAATAACAGCCCTTAGTAATTTATTATTGCAAACCCAAACATTAGCTTGTAATTCATCATAAGATTGTAATTCTTTTGGTATTTTTATACCTTGTTCTTCTAGCATTTCGGTATCTAACATACCCCAATATTCTAGAACTTCAAATCTATCTACATAACTATCTTGATTATAATCTAATAAATCATCTTCCCAATACTTTTTAGTATAATTTTCACCTTCAGCTATAGCTTCTTCAATAACATTATCTCTAAAGTATGGTCTTTTTTTCAAAGCTCTTAGCTCAGAACGAGATAGTTTATGTCTTTCTATTACGTATTGGGCTTGGTCTATATTTGTACTATCTGGGTCAGGATAAAAATTCCAAACAGATACATGACTAACTTGTGGTATTGTTTTAAATATAGGTGAGTATTCTCCTTCATCATCCCAATTAGGATATTCTTTATCTACAGCAAAAGGTCCTTTCATAACACCTGTACCAAATAAAGCCATCTCAAAAGCAGTACTTCTAAGATGTTTATTTGCATGTGATTCTTGCAACTGGTCCATAATTTGTTTTTCCATAGACTTAGCCGCAATCATAGCAGGACTAAAGGTTATCGCTGAAGGAGTTTTACCAGTGCCTTCTTTAAGGTTTTCAATGTTTCCAAGCTTTTCTTCCAAAGGACCAAGCATCTCTTGTAGAGTTTGTGCTGTAGCTCCAGCAGGTAATTCTTTACCGTCACCATTATAACCATATGGAGATTCCATATTATCCGAATCTTGTTGGTTACGTAATTGTTCAGGTTCTTTAGGGTCGAAAGAAACATCTTTGGCTACTCCTTCTGGTAATTCAGTTGGCTCTATACTTATAGGAAATTTATTTCCCGCAAATAAAACATCAACTATTTGCCCATAAGCAGCTAATGTTTTTGTTTTAGTTATCTTAATAAATACTCTAGATTTTTCAGCTTCAGTAAATTGTACATCAGGACCATAGATACCTCTGTAGTTCCTATAAGCACGAACCCATCTTAATTCATCTTCGTATCTATAGTCTTCTGATTTTTTAAACTTAGACATAACATGATTAGCTATACCTTTAACTTCAACATCAGTTACACTAGAATTTTCTGAATCATCCAATGATAAAGCGTCATCTTCTATATTTATTTCTTCTTCAGCCATATTAATATCCAAACGTTGAATCTGCTACAGGCATACTACTACTAGGTCTGCCATGTGGGTCATAATCAAATATACTAAATCTAGGTCTTGACATTATACCATATCTTAAAGCATCATATAAATGGTCTTCTGCTCTTGTGTCTACATCTTCAGGATTTTTTTTATCCAAAGGTATAGATGGTAATTGCGAAACTATATTAGTACAACTATTAAAAAATACTATTCTAGGTTCTTCTGTATATTCGTCTACTTGCAAACGTCTATGTATCTCATTTTTACCTGATACACGACTACCTTTACTTCTATCTGAAGGTCTCCAACGACACCCCCTTTGTATCATTTGTTCTGCTAGTGAAGGTCCTGTATCTCCACGTTTATGCCATAAAGAACTATCTAATACACCATACTTTATATTACCATCTTGAGCTTCTAATTCAGTTATCCTATCTGCCAAATCTGTGGCAAGGACTTTGCTAACATAGAGTTCTCTGTAGACAATAAGTTGTTCAGATGGCGAGACAGCAAACCATAACACACCACTATAAGAACCATAACCATAATCACAAGCCCTAAATTTGACCCAATTACTAGGGATGTGAAAAGGCTCAACAACGTGAATATCACGATTAAACTCCGTAAAAGCGGCACCTTCCTTAATATCCCAATCGCCCTCAAGTAATTGCCTACGCTGTTGCTCTGGAAGGGAGAGCAACATTGCTTCGTAATCACCTTCTCTAGATAAATACGGATTGTCAAATAATCTCGCAGGGATAAATTTCCTTTTAAATAATGCTTGTCCAGCCTTGCTATGTCCTGCTGGATACTTAAGTACTTCCCCGGTCTCGATATCTGTTGCATCAAATGCCTTTCCATACGGTGATGGGTCAATAAACATTTTTTTAACCCAGCCATGCCCAGGACCTCCCGGGTTTGTAGTGGCTCTCATATAGATTGGCAAATCTGCCGATGCGGTTCTTAATCGTGAACGCATGTAGTTCCATGAAAATGGAGTTGCCCACTGCGTTAACTCGTCAAACCCTATCCAACTAAATGCCAATCCTTGATATCTTAATACGTCATCATCTCTGTCAAGGTATGACATCCACAATCTAGCACCTGATGGTGCTACCCATTGCATCTTTCTCTCTGACCATTTTATACCCTTCCAAATTTTAGGATATAATTCTTGTGACTTCCATACTAACTCTCTAAGTTCTTCTGTTGTATGTCTTAATAATAATCCACTAAAGGATGGGTGACCCATATACCTTAGTGGGTCTGCAAGCATGGCATACGACTTACCACCACCTGCTGAACCTCCATATAAAACTTCTCTTTCACCCGCTGCAAGAAACTCTGTCTGTGGTCCTGCGTTTGGTTTAAATATAACGTTAAGAGACTCTTCATCGTCTACACGTTCTACTTCAATTACTTTAGATTTTTGAACCGACTCTTTCTTCTTCGATGGCTTTCGCTTTCTCGATTGCTTTCTGGGCGTACTCAGACCATTTTCTAAGAGTTCTAGCTTGGTTCTTACGTTGTTGCTCATGCATTAACCTTTTTCTTAATCCTACGTGAGATATTTCTCTACCTGTTTTTTGAGTAAGCCAATTCGCAACTTGACGAAAGGAATACTGCTTTACATATTTTCTAGCCATTTCAATAGCTTCAAGTTCTAAAGGTATTGGATTAAGTACGTCAGGGTCTTCTATATCTTTTTCATATCCGAATGGTATTATACGTGATATACGTGGTATCTTAGACCATTCTTTTCCTTCTTCATCTTTTACATCGGTAGGCTGTGGTAACTTCCACTTACCTAAACTTCTTGCAGTCATGTTACTCTTTATTTTTAGGTGGCAATATCATCACTCCACCTGATGCTTCCACTTGTACCTTTTCTGTTTTAATTAAACCTACTCTGTCTAGCAGTTCTTTGCTCGCTGAGAGCTTGTCTCGTATGCCAAGCTGGGTAGGGTCATCTACACCGCTTACCATAGCCACAGCAGCTTTAGGTGCGTTTCTACTCATGTATATTTGTGTAGCATCCATAATTTCTTCTTTAAGAGACTTGACTATATCAGATGTGCTAGATGTTTCAGAGTACCCTGCTAATATTTTAGCTTGTGCTACATCGCCACCTGCACCATCAAATAGTACATCAAGAAACTTTTGTTGTCTTTCAGTTAACTGTCTACTCATACTGGTGGGTTCTCTCTGTATTGC